TCTAAAGAATATGATAAGGAGCTAGAGGAGATAATTGAAGACATAGTTAGTAGTTTAGCGTGGAATGGCTCTTATGAGGACGCAGGGCAACGTGTAATATCGGAGCTAGAAACAGAACGAGCAAAACGCCAAATCCAAGCCCTCATAGACACACAAGTACGGTTAGCTAGGATAGATGAATTAAATCAACTCTATGACGAAGCTGAATCACCAGAACAATACGACACTTGTGATGTAATACACGACCATAGGATTGCAGAACGTATTAGAGAATTAACAGAGAACACTAAAGCAGAGGATAAGGTATAAGAAATGAGTAAAGACGATATGTGGCCTGAAGTAGAAGTTAAAAGAACTAAAACAACTATCGAGCAATTTGTAGTAACAAGCCAAGATTTTGATAACTTCATAGGCAGTTGGTTAAATGAAGAACATATAGAATACCGAAATTATGTTAAAGGAACAAAACTATTTAAATTGTACTTACAGGAGAAAACTAATGGCAAGTAAATACTACGAGAAAACAATCAAAACAGGTCACTGGAAAAACAGCATGAATGAGAAATGGGCTAAGAAAGCCAAGTTATCATACGAGAGGATTAGTGCTAAGTACAAGTGACTTTTACTTTAATTTGTGCTATACTTAACGTAACGCTCAAAACAATAAAATTACCTGTAATTTAACGCATCATCAATAGTCTGGACGCACTCGCTGAGTCGTCTATTGTAATACATTCGTGTCTTAAGAGACAGGAACGTGTATTGCTTCTTCTGGATTAGAATAGGTTTTCGACCCTCCACGTTGTGCCTATTCTCGTCCAGTCTGTTTGTGATGTAGGAGGGTAATAATGATAGTTTATACAAGCTCAACTTGCTCCAAATGCCCTAGCCTCAAGAAATGGCTAGCTCGCAAGGGATTTGAGTACACAGAGAAAAACATAGACGACCCAAAGAATCACAAAGAACTTCTGAAACTTGCAGGAGTATCAACAGTACCAGTAACTATCATCAATAACCGACCATACATAGGACTCGACTTTGGCGGTATAGCAAAGGCTATGGAATGAAAGGCTTTTGCACTCAACACGGTGGCTACAATAACGAAGATAATCGTTGCTTATTCTGTGTGTATGACATACTAGACAACTTCACTAAGAACTATAGATGCTGTAGTGCTGAGATAGTCTATGGCGATGCTGGTTCTTATATTAAACAAATTAAAGAAAAGAGATGTAGGAAACATCGTGCCTAACTTTTGTAAATATCATAAAAGACTCTATACGAGCGAAAGGTGTGTCTATTGTGAACATAACAGAACGTCTTGAAGAACACGAAATAGAAAGAGTATTACACGAGGAAGCCAACAAAGAACCACGTTATCCTATCATCGAGAAACCAGAAGCAGCACAACTCGGTAAAACAATCATAGAGTTTACTCAATTTGATTCAGAAGGAAGATACATAGAGGTTCAGTAATGACTATTGAAACCGAAGAACTTAAACCTATACCTGGCTATCATGGCAGATATTCAATAACAAACAATGGAAGGATATTTTCACACAAGAACCTAAAGTACTTAGTAACATCCAAAAACTGGCATGGTTATGAACAAATAAACCTCTTGAGTCGTGATGGCAAGCGAAGGAACGAATACATCCATAGGCTAGTAGCCAGTGCCTATATACCCAACCCGAGTAAGTATAAGGAAGTAAATCATATAGACGGTAACAAGCTAAACAACACTGTAGAAAACCTTGAATGGACAACTCGGTCGATGAACGTGAAAAAAGCATACGATAACGGACTGATTCCGAAATATAAGAGTCGTTCTAAAAACGGAAATCGTAAAGAGACCAGAATATATAAACCTGGTGACAGCGAAAAGTATTTCGTTGCTCGGAAAGCGGTAGTAGCGTGATTGATATATCCAAAGACCTAAACCCTAAGTTCTTTGAAGACTTCAAGAAAGGACAAGTAATTGGTTTTGAGAAAGAAGGAATCACTACTCATTACAAAATAGTAAGACTAAATAAATCCAAGAAGATATGCAAAGTAGAGAAGATTAAGCTCTATACAGAAGATGAGATAAACGCAATGGACAGAGCAGATGCAGAGGAGATTATAAGTGGCAAGTAATCCAGTCGGTAGGCCAAGAACAAAACTACCAACAAACTATAAAGACACTATGCTAGAACTTGCAAAAGAAGGTGCAAGCATAATAGAGCTTTCAGTTGCATTAAACATAAGCAGAGATACCTTTTATGAAATAAGTAAAAGAGACAACGAATTTGCCGACACCGTAAAAATATGTAAAGAATTATCTGAGGCTTGGTGGGAGAAATCAGGTAGGACTAACTTAATGAATAAAGAGTTTAACTACACTGGTTGGTATATGAATATGAAGAATAGGTTTGGTTGGAAAGACAGACAGGATGTTACTACTAACGACAACGAACTAAACCCACTACTCGTAAAGTTTATTACTGATGGAAAAGATAATAGAAATACCGATTGAGTATAAGCCACTGTTTGACGACTGGTGGCGTGAAGCAGCTATTTACGGGGGGCGGTATTCAATGAAGTCCCACACAGTAGCAAGAGCCTTACTGATACTCGGTAGACAAAAGAAGATGCGCTTTGGTTGTTTTCGTGAGTTTCAAAACTCTATAGCTGATTCATCTCACCAACTACTGAAAGACCTTATAGCAATGTATGAACTGCACGACTATAAAGTTACAGACAACTCTATCGTTAACTCAGTAAATGGAACTGACTTCTTGTTTAAAGGACTTCATCATAACGAGCAATCAGTTAAATCTATTGAAGGTATTGATATAGCCTGGGTAGAAGAAGCTCAAACTATCAGTAATGAATCTATCGAAGTGCTTACCCCTACTGTTCGTAAGCCAGGCTCAAAGATTATCTATACATACAACCGACTACTCGAAGAAGACCCCGTACATAAAAGATTGGTAATTGAAGGTAGACCAAATACGCTAATCATCAACTGCAACTATGACATAGCTGAGAAATACGGTTACTTACCAGACGAGATTAAAAACGAAATCGAAGACGATAAAAAGAACCGTCCTGCTTTGTATCGTCATAAGTGGCTTGGTGAACCTAACTCATTAGAGCGTAGAGTATATCAAGATTGGGTACTTATTGATGAGTTACCTCACGAAGCACGACTAGAACGCAGGGGACTGGACTTTGGTTATAAGAATGACCCTACCGCAGTAGTTGGTATTTATTACTATAACGGTGGCTACATAATTGACGAAGAACTTTACAGAAAGGGTATGCTCAACAACCAGATAGCAGCAACACTTAATAACCTACCAACACCAGGAACGCTAATAATGGGTGATTCCGCAGAACCTAAGAGCATAGACGAGCTACGACTTTATGATGTGAACATTGTAGGAGTAGAAAAAAGAGGCGGTGGTGGTAAGACATTTAAGCAGTTCGGCATAGATTATGTTCGTCAACAAAAGATTAGTGTTACCAAACGCTCACAGAATGTATGGAAAGAATACCTTACTTACCTACACAAAGAAGACAAAGACGGCAAGATACTAAATGACCCAGAAGACGGTAATGACCACGCTATGGACGCTATTCTATACGGATTCATGGGACTACGACCAAAAGAAGATGAAGACGAAGATTACACAAGTGGAAACGTAACAGCAATGTGGGGTGCATGATGAGATACGGTACGGAATCTGAAACAACCGAACTCGACAACATGGGTTCTACGCTAACACTAATACGAAAGGTAAGGGACTATCAGGTGGCAACGACATATAAGAAGTTTAGTATACGAGTTAAGGTCCGTGACTCAAAAGAGGAAATGGCAGAGTACATTAAGCACACCGATTCAATAAGAGAAAAGAAAGAAGAAGGAGTCTTGGTCTTAAAAGAAAGTGCCGACTATATGCCTACATTTATAGTGGAATACCCGAAGTTTAATGAGGATGGTTCGTACTTCATTATAAAGAGTTGGACTGAGTACATAAAATAGCTTTGTTTCGCAAAGTATGGTACAATGTAGCTAAGTAAAGCCACCTAGTACAAAACGGCGCGTTTACTGAAAGTAGACAACCCAATACTAAGTGGCTTTTTCATATCTCGACCCAGAATCAGTATTCGACGCTTACAAAAAATCAGTTCAATATATGGACGCGTATCTTGAGCCTGTAGATGAACAGGAGAGGATTTCACGCAACCAACCACATCCAGGCATAGACAAAGCATACCCTAAGGTTACTGACGGTACAGCTTCATCTATTATTAAGAAAACCCCTCGACGTATCATTCAGCAACTACCAACAGGTCGAGTAATATCTGACACAAATGACTGGCTTACTATAGTCGCTGACTTTATCTACACAAACAGAATCATTCCTAACGCTAACGAACAGTATGGTTTGCTTCAGAAATCATGGCTAATGACAGAACGAGCTATGAGTCATGGCGCAAGTCATTCTTTTACACCATTCATTAACCGAGGCAGTTACTTCGGTCCTGACATGGTTATTCCATACATTAAGAACGTCAAGTATGAGATGGGTAAGCTATCAGACCTTGATGCTAACTGTATTTTCATGGAGTCTTGGTATCAACCCAAAGATATTGAAGCTATTATCGCTCAAGAAAAGGAACTAAAAGCCAAAGCAAAGGCTCGAGGTGAAGAATACGAATCAACATGGGACATAAAAGCACTTGAAGAAGTTAAAGAGTTTATATCCCAGAAGACCGACAAAGAGGGTTCAAACAACGCCACAAAGAACCGTACTGACGTTGGCAAGGACGGCGTAAAGTTAGTACACGCATTTCAAAGAGGCTTTGGTGCAGAGTTCTATACCTTCCACGAATCGTCACAGAAGATTGTTCGAACAAGAACTAACAAAGACCCACGAGGCGAGATGCCTATTCAAACTATGTACTTTGAGACTGATGGTATATCACCGCTAGGTCGTGGACTTATCGAGCAAATAGCACCTATACAGAACCTACTTGATTCTGAAATGCAAATGTACCAGTTCAACAGGGCATTGATGTTAGCACCACCTATTATTAAGCGCGGTTCATTCTCTAAGACACAACTAAAACTAGTACCAAACGCAATCATGGACATGGGAACAGACCCAAATGCCTCGATTGACACTCTAAAGATTGATTCATCAGCTATCGCTAACTTCCCTTCAAACTACGGCTTACTAAAGTCACAAATACTTAACCTCGCAAGTTCACCAGACGCCTCTATTAGTGCAGAGATTGGCAACCCTGGATTCTCTAAGACTTCAGCTGGTGTGAACATGCAGCAAGCAAACGTATCTGTAGATGACAACTATATCCGTAAACAATTCGAGACATGGTTTGAAAGATGGAGTGAAACAGCTATTAACCTCTATTTTGCAGAACGAACAGGCGTAGAAGAACTACAACTAGACGAGGAAACAGCTTTGAAACTGAGAAAGATTGACCCTAGCCTTGTAAGTCCTGAAAACAAGATTGTTATTGATTACGACACCGCAACAGAAGCTTTGAAGTTTGAGGTTGATGCGAGTACCTCAAACATGAAGAACGACGCACAACAGCTTGAAGCACTAGACGGACTACTAGCGCGAATGGAGAAGTCACCTATTCTTGCTCAAACTATCCCACAAGAAAAAGTATTGGGTGCATGGAACGCTATCGTTGCTTCATCAGCTGTAGAGAACCCAGAAGACTTGAGTATTGATATTCAGGAATGGAAACAAGAACAGGAAATGGCTATGCAACAAGAACAAGCTATGCAACAGCAAATGATGGAAGCCGCACAAGCACCACTTGAAGCACCTATCGAACAAGTAGAACCAGAAATACTACCACCAAGTAACGAATTACCACCTGAACTACCTATAGACACTCAGCAACCACAACAACTAACAGATGACGACCTAGCATTTATTCAAGCACTTCAAGACATGGGTTATTCAGACGAAAAGATACAGCAAGCATTGGCAATGGACCAAATGGGCGTACCAAACGAGGAAATAATTCAAGTATTGGAGATGGCTAGATGAGCGAGTATGGCAACACTGAATCAAACTACTTCCAACCAACCGAACCCAAAGAGCAAAAAGAAGAACGTATCGAATTAGAGTCAAAGGCTCGTGCTGGACTCAAGCTCATGGAAGATATTATCGAGCATTTTGAGAAACGAATTGCTTTCTATAACACGCTTGATGCTCTTACTGACGATGTAGACATTGATGCAGAAGTACATCTTCGACAGGTTATCGCTAATAAGCAGACCGTAAAGAACCTAACTGAAGAAATGGAGTACCTTATAGGACTTAAACAATCAGTAGAGAGGTAGGTTGCTTTGGGGATGCCAAAACAGTGTCCCCAAAGGAGCTTATCTCGGCTCACGCATCGACAACGTAATAAGTCGTAAAAGTAAGGAGAAGCATGTCGCAAGACGAAAACGCCGTAAACACTGAGGTAGAAGTGCAGGAATCTACCGCACCCGAGTCGGCATCGGAGGAAACAAAAACACCTGAAGTAGCTGACCCTATATTGGATGAGTTAACTTCAGACGAAGACAAACCAACAATAGTTGCAGAAACAAAGGAACAACCTGAAGAAGCAGAGGGCGAAGAAGAATCAGAACCCGAAGAAACTTCAGAGGATACCCAGGAAACGGAAGCAGAGGAACAGCCGCAAGGCGAAGAAAAACCGTTAAGCCCTAAAGCAGAGAATCGTTTTCAACAGCTAGCAAACGAGAACAAAGCCTTACGGGAATACATCGAGAAGATTAACGCTGAAGTCTATAAACCACAGACAACAGAAGAACTTATCGACGAGGGACTATCACCAGAGTTAGCAGAAGTGCGCTCTCTAAAACAACAACTAGAGGTGCAGGAGTATAACAATCGCGTGGTAGAGGCACAGACCTATCTAAGTCAAGATTCAGCACGAGTCCTTAGTGACTTTCCTATCTTTGACCCAGACAGCCCAGAGTATCAGGAAGACATAGCTGCATCAGCGGCAGAGGCACTTGAAAAGAGCCTTATCATCGACCCGAATACTAAGCAAATTATCGGTTCACACTTATCGCCCTATCAGATTTACAAACCCATCGCAGACGCTTATGAGAAATCAAAAGTGGCGGGTCAAATTCAAGGGCAAAAAGCAACAGAAAAAATGTTAGCAAACGCCGAGCCTCGACCGAGTGCAACGCCTAAACAGTCTAAGAAAGACCCATTACTGGAGATTCTGTCGTCTGACGACTAATCAATAAAAGGAAAATATAATGGCTCAGAACTATGCTGCATCACACCTAAAGGTGCTTGACGAGCGATTCTACACAGAATCAAAGACTGACATTATCGTGAACAAAGGCATCCGCCTAGATTTCAACGGTAAAAACTCAGTAACTATCTACAACGTAGATACTGTTGCTGAAAGCGACTACGTTCGTAGCGGTTCAAACCGTTTCGGTGCGTTAGTTGAATTGGGTACTGGTACACAAACCTTCACCCTTTCACAAGACAAGAGCTTCACATTCACAGTTGACCGAGGAAACTTGGAAGACAGCATGATGGCTCAAGAAGCTGCAAAGGCTGTTAAGCGACAGGTTCGCGAGGTTTCTGTACCCGCAACTGACGTTTACCGTCTTTCAGTTCTAACAAGCTACGCTATCAATAACACGCAAGGTGTTGTTAGTGGTACAGCTGTAGCTTACAACACAATCTACTCTCTTATCTTGGCACAAAACGCTGCTCTAAGCGAAGCTGAAGTTCCAGAAGAAGGACGTGTATTATTCATCACTCCTACCAACTTGAACCTTCTAAAGCGCGACCCAGAGTTCATGCGTGACTGTGACATGACACAGAAAGACCTCAAAAAAGGTATCGTTGGTGAAGTAGACGGACTAAAGATTGTTGTCTGTCCTTCAACTTACTACGTTACTAAGTTTGAGTTCATGATTGTTCACGAAAGCTTGCTAATCTCACCAACTAAATTCAACAGTGTTCGTATTCTTGACGAAGTTCAGGGTATTGATGGTTGGGTCGCTGAAGGTCGTCGCTACTACGACGCTTTCATCCCTGGTGAAAAAGCTGAAGCTGTTCGTGTTTACACAAAGGCTTAATAAGTAAAGGAGACTTACTTTGGAAACTAACGGCAACGGTAAAACACTAAACAAACCTGGATTATATCGACATCCAGAATCAGGTGCAGAAGTATTTGTTACTCACCATCCTAAACTCGGTTCGGCTATGGCTGATGGAGTTGTGGCTCAAGGTTATAAATGGGTACAAGCTGAACTGCCTAAGAAACTTGCATTAGGTAAAGACCCTAACGCAACCGAAGAAAAAGACTCCACAAAAGAATAACTAAATAAGAAAAGGAATAAAGAATGGCTAATCCAGCTTTTTCAACTCGATACAAAGGACGCGATGGCCGACTTTGGATTGATGTTACTGAAAACAAAACCCTAGCTGCTGAAGATAGCGGTCTTGTACAAAACGTAACAGCTACAGGCGTAACTCTTACCGTTCCTGCAACCGCTACTGTCGGTTCATGGACTATCCGAGATGGTGGTGTCGCTGCAACTAACGCTGCTGACGGTGCTATCGCTTCTGCTGCTCGACCTATTATTGACGTTAACGCTAGCGATACGCTTGCTGGTCTTAATGTTGAAGGTACTGAGGCTGACGGTAAGTACATCCGTGTTGCTTCTGCTTCTGCAAGCGAAGGTGACGAAATCACAATCACTAACACTGGTGCTACTAATGGTGGATTCATCAACGGCGCAGTTAAGGGTGATTGGGAGCGAGAGGCTTAATTAAGCACATAGGGTGGTATACGCCACTGATTACAGAGCCATCGGCATGACTGTAACGGCATACATATCACCCACCTTAACAAACTAATAATCTCTACTTTGGCAAGACGACCAATTCCTTACG